CAATATTGCAGGATTTTTAGAAAATATCCAAGATAATACTTGCTGCTGTATATCTTTTAAATTATTGCATTCTAATTTGTGATAGGGTTTCATATCAGTGTGGGCATTTCTATTAAGATTGCTCTATTATTTTTTGTTTTTTGTATAACTGTATCTAATTCTTTTTGATAATCGTTGTACTCTTCATGGTTCTTATCTAAGACATTAACTTTTGAAAAATCTTTGTAAGTGTTCCAGTCTGTTATTTTATTGAACCATATTCTGTCTGCGCCGAAACTTTCTGCTAGATCTATCATTGCTGACATTTCCTTATAATTGTCTTTCTGCACCACAACATGTATTATAAATTCAAAATCATATGTTTTCTTTATTTCTTTTATGAAATAAAGGTTCTCTATGATCTTTTTATAAGAACCTCCCTTTCTTAATTTTTCATAAGTGTACTTGTTTGCGCCATCGATGCTAACATTTAATGTTTTTAATTTAGCAAATATATTTTTTATTTTTCCGTGCATCTGTTTCACAAGTAGACCGTTGGTCTGAATACTAAATGTCAAATGTTCTAGAATATTAGCCTGTTTCATAAAATATCGATATACCAAACTGGCAAAAGGATCACCATCTGATCCTATATGCACGTGTACTTTTTCTTTTTGTTTTTTTAAAAAGTCTAATATCTTATCTGCTAGCAATATGCCTGTGTTTAATCGTTTTCCAGTTTTAAAAAAAATCTTTTTCGTTCGGCAACTCGGACAACTGAGATTACAAGAATCGTCGATGGCTAATCTTAAATTTTTAATTTTTGTTTTTGGAATTTTTTCTTTCCATTGCATACCCTGTCTCACATCTAAAAGATATGAACATTGTTTATTATTACAATATCTATAAGTACCATCTTTTATCGATCCGCGTATTTCATCTGACAGCCTGCTAGATAATATAGTTTCTAAATCCTGCAATTGTAAATTGCCCACAGATTGTGGTAGCCATGCTGTGCATTCGCAAAGATAACAAGACCCGTTTTTATCTATTAATACTGTGTCAAATGGTCGAGGACAGCGAGTTTTAAGACCTAAATTTTTTTGTATGTCTATTCCGTGCCAATCAAATAATCTAGTATTGATCACTTTTTAAGATCTGGGTTGGTTAGATGATCCAGTGTTACCACTTCATTCTCTGGTACCACATACACGTCTGGTTGTGCCTTGGTGTTTTCTTTAGATTGTTTACGTGCTTCGCTGCGTCTACGCAACTCTTCTTGCTTCTGTTGCTTTCGCAGGTTTCTTTCTCCACTCTGTGATTTGTAGGTATAATGTATTCCCATGGGTTATCTCCTGCATCAGCATATATTACTATTAATTATCTTTCTTTGTATTGTATGACAATATCTGGAGGAGGTCAATTGCTCCTCCCCCGATACTGTGTTATTTTACACAATTAGAATTGATAATTCAATCCAATTGTCGCCAACTTAGGATCATTGCCCGCAGTTGGTAATGTCATACCATTCATGTACATGGTAGAGTTTTTGTCGTTGTTCACCCAGCTATATGCCGCATATATTGAAGCACCCGGAATGAACTCCTTGGTAACACCTATGGTGTAACCTTTACCTGTATTGTCGGTGGCTTGATTTGCATCTTTAGATGTTGCAAACACGCCATGAGCTACTAGACCTTTAGAGTCCAATGGTACACTCACCGAATACACCGCTGCATCTGAGCTAACTTTACCAGTGGTAGAGTTGTCTCCCCAAATGTAGGCAGCACCGACTTGAGCTACTCCAAAATTATAGGCAGCACCCACAGTTTTTGCTGAGAGTTCACCATTTGTGTTAGTAGCATCTTTGTACGCATAACCAGCACCCGCTTTAAGTTTGCTGTTGTCATAGGTCAAAGAAGCCGATTCAACATTGCCTTTCACATTGGTAGTTGCTGAGCTAGATTGACCAGCATAACCCACCTGTGCTTGGAAACCGTTTAGGTTTGGAGTTTGGTATTTGACTGCATTGTTCACGTCAACACCCAGCTCTAAACTTGTACCGTTCACAGGGAAGTTTGTGAAGTTGCCAAACGTCCATGTCAGCGTGTCGATGTCCGACGCTGCTGATAGGTCATGTGTGGTTCCCACTTTAACTTGTCCTGCTGTTCCGTTTAATCCCACCCATGCTTCACGTGTGAACACGCTGCCAGTGGTAGTGGTAGAACCCAAAGTTCCCGTCTGTGGTTTAAGAGCACCTTCCAAATCGAAGTTGAAATTAAATCCACCTAGGTCTTTTGAGTTGCCATTGAAACCCAATCGGCTAGTGGTCAAATTACCTTCGCCGGCTCTGTTCAATGTAGTAGCACCTGTATCGTATCTTGACATTCCAGCGTCGATCTGACCATAGAATCCTAGAGTACCTTGAGGTCCACTAATCTTGATGTCATCAGCTTTTGCAGACACTGCAAAAAATGCCAATACGAATATCAGCATTAGTGATACACCAAGTATTTTACCTTGTGTTTTTGTCATTGTTTCTCCTTGTTTTTCTTGCCAAAGCAAGATGCCGCATTATACTACAGGTTGTGTGGATAAGTCAACAATGTTTACTTGATTAAAATTGATAATTTACCAAATTAGTTTAGACTGTGGATACACTGTGTTGTATAAAGTGTAGGATGTTATCTATTTTTATCTTTTTTACCTTTTTGGTTTTTGCTGGTGGGCTTTTTTTTGGGTTTTTTTGTGGGTTTAATTTTCTTATCAGTACCAATGCCGGGTCCAAAATATATTATAATGATTATCAGTATACTGAACAGACTAAGGAGACTCAAGAATCCTAGAACGATGTTGATTATCAATGATAGCATTGATTCCTCCTATAAAATTATTTATAAGAATTTGGTAAAAAAATATAGATATGTTTACTGTTCTTCGTCAGAATGAAGATCGTTTAATAGCTGTCTTAATTTTGTGCTTTCCACTGTGGCTCTAACTTTGCCCAACTCATCGCCTCGGGTTGGATCTGGTTCTGCTCGAGCATCTTTTTCTGTACCACTATCTCCCATAATTTTACTCTTTTGTTTCAAAGAATCATACACTGTGGATGTCTGTTTTTTAAACTGATTATACTCGGGTTCTTCCTCTAAACTCTTGATTCTTAGTGTATCCACGTCAAATTCTAGATCCACTTTCTGTCCTACACCACTGGAACTTCTAGTCTTCATAAATTGTAATTGATATCTACCACGTTCTTTCATTGCTCGACTAGTGAATATACCAAATACGTTATCTGCTGTTTGCACTTTGGACAATCCACCTGCTATATGACTGTGATCAAACTCTATTTCTTCTACTGAAGCTCTGTTTAACTGCGATGCTGTGGCCATTAACATTTTAGATTCTACTGCTAAATTTCTTAACTCTTCTGATACATATTTGTCTTTTATAAACAGATCTGCTGGTGATACTTTTTTACTTTTTGGCATCATAAGATCCAAATAATCAATCAATATACAGTCTATTTTCTTTTTGTTTTTAAGCTCTAATTCTTTAAGATATGTTTTAATATCCAATACTGTACTGCCAGATGGCAGATATTTGATTTGTAAATTGCCCGATTTCTTAGCCAACAATTTGATTTTCATCTCTACGTTCTCTATTTCTGGGAATATCTTTCTTGAAGGTATATTGGTTATCATTGCATCCATCCTCATAGCCACCAGCATCTCGCTTAACTCAAAACTGATATAACAACAATTTAAACCTGCACTGGCCCAGTTGACTGCTAAATTTTGTAAAAATAAAGATTTACCTGCACCCGATCCGCCTGCAAATATATTCAATTCTCCTCTGTTAAATCCTCCGAATAGTTTTTTATCGATATTAGCCCAGCCAGTGCTGATTTGTCCGTTGGAATTTTTTAATCTTTCTAATCTACCTTTGGGATCTTCAAAATAATCTGTTCCTAAATCTCGAGTCAGTCCAATATTAACTGCTGCTTTGACTTTGTCTTCTACTGGCGCATAGTCACCTTTTTCTAACAAATCAGCCGATTCTAGTATGGCACGTTCTAGGGCTTTGTGTCTTGAGAAATTTTCAAACTCATCTAGCAGCCAATTAAAATGAGAAGGATCTAAATCTTTTGCTGTTTTTAATTTAACATCAAATTTTGCATTAACCTGTTCCACTTCTGGTAATACTTTATATTGTTCACTGTAATCTTTAATAAATTTTGCAATGGGTTGTAGTTTTCTATCAAAATTATTACTGTCAAAAATATTTTGAGCTCGAGCAAATGATTCGGCATCGGCCAGCATCATTTCCAAATATAATTTCTGTACATCAAATGTATAATCAGCCATTTATCATTTTCCTTCTCATCAAATCTATTTTTAATGCTGTAGATTCGGTAGATTTGAGTATGGATTGTAATGTGAACAATCTACCATATTTTAACACAGCATCGGATACATCTACAACCTTTTCACCCCATTTTGGAAATGCTACATTCCAGCCAAATTCCACTGCTTGATCTATTAGTTTTTGTCCAGCTTTGTCTCGATCTGGTACTACTATAATTTTCCTACCCAACCCATTTATTAACTCTCTTTGTGTTTTGTTTATGTCTGAGCCCAATATTGCCACCCCACCCAACACTATTGCATCAAACGGTCCTTCTGTAACCAAAACAAATTTCCTATTCCAATCTTGTGCATCCATATTAAACACATAGCCGGGCTGTGTTTCCGTCCAGTATTTTATTTCTTTATTTGTAGAATCAAACATCCTACCTGTGTATCCTACTATTTTGCCTCGCCAATAAAACGGAATTATTAATCTTCTATGGAAATCAGAACTTTGATCTGGCGAATAGAAAAAATCATACCACTCAGGAGATACTCCTCTGTTTTTGAGATAATTCAATAACTTGTCTATTTTTTCGTATTGGGATTCTGTAAGATCTTTATCCACATATCTCTCCAACCAATGGTCCAATCTAAAACTATTTTTAGGCAACTCTTTTTCTTTAAAATTAACAAATTCTTTTTTCTCTATCTTAATATCTGACTCTTCGTGTCGCATTGCCTCTATGGCTAATTTCTTTATTACATCATCTGCTACGCCCAACCATCCCATCAGCGTTTTCATTTTTAAAGATAGTTTGCGACCCATCACATACGATGCTGTGTATCCACAATTAAAACAGTGATAACTTAGAGTTCCGTCTGCAGAAGTCATGAGTCCGCCACGCTTTCTTTTGTCCTGTGATTCTCCGTTGTGTACACAACAGGGAGCATTGAAACTGGTCCAGCCAGATGGTGTTTTCTTGCGACCGTGTGGTAATACCGTCAGAATTGTACTCTGGATAAGATTCATTACTATAGTTTAATGCCTGTAGAGTATTTTGTCAACAAAGCCAATGTTGCTGGGATCGATATAGCCGGTAGGTCCCGGAGTATTTTGCCAAATAAATCTAACAAAACTGTAAATTCCATTAAAATTAAAATATGTCACACCTGTAACAGTAGAGAAAGTAATTGTGGTATCACCATCTGATGTAGATACATCAAACCAATCGCGGTCAGTTGGTGTTTCTGACATAGTGGCCTGTATCTTGAACGTCCCATTGAATAATTGGGTATAAACCGCAATGGTATGAAGAGCCGAATAATCACTATTTCCTCCAGGACCGGCATCTTGTGCACCACTAACCATTTGATATGGTCCACCAACTGGATTAGGAACCACTGCCTCAAAATTATTAATCTTTACGCTGTCTACAACCATAGGATATGCATCATCTAATATTTCCACAGTGCCGGCAGCACTGTAAGCAGTGTCTGAAAAAGTCACAGTCCTAGATCCATCGCTGGCTATCTGTCTAATGGAATAGTTATAAAATTCCGCATCTAATAACAGAAGATCACTTGCTGTTATGATCACTTGTGCAGTACCTCTAGTTGTAAATGTAGACCCATCATCCAATATAATTAAACTTTTTGTCAACACAGATCTATTGGATTCTGTATCTATAAGATTAAATTCGTAATTATTGCCCGCAATCACCTGTGCTTTTTGATCCTCATTCTTAAAAATGAAGCTAATAGGGTTATTAACACCTTTAAACACGCCAATTCGTCTATCGTACACTTTTGAATTCCTTCCTATATAACCACTTGTGTAGACTATTACCAAGTTGTCTAGTAAATACCTCGATACAGTTTGCATAGTTCATTGCTCACTGTATTTATTGTTAATATATGAATACAATTTTTGAGACTTTAAAGAGTAAATTTCCGTTTTTGTCATTGATACGCAAAGGCGAACTAGAATATGTAGGTATTGTACAGAATCAAGATAATGCTGTGACTAGTTTTTATGACTATGGCAAATTAGAACTAGCCGCTACCAAGACTCGATTTTTGAAACTTGGAGAAACTTGGTGGTGGGAATCCAATAGGAAAATACCCATTAATATTTTTTTAAAGAAAGAATTTCGTATTTTTAAAGAAATTTTGGTAACACTAGCAACCAAAGATATCAATATAGTACACGGTCCTGTGGTAAGATTAGAAGATATATCTAAAAAAAGAATCAAACGCAGAACTATACAGTTGATGCGAAAACCCTAATAGATCAAACATTATTTCTTCTTATAAGATTCATCTGCACAATAATTGCCTGTGCATAGGCCACAGCATGAGATTTCTTAAAAAAATAACTGTCGTCCTTAGGCCTCTCCCAAACTTCTTTTAATATTTCTGTCCAATACTTGTACATAAGATTTCTTTTGGCTGGTCTTATTATAGCTAATACTGCTGCAAGTTGTTCAATATTCTTTGGTTCTAATTTTGAAACAATATCAAAATGCCCATTTAAATGGAACAACTGATCCACAATCTCTTTGTCTTTGAGCATGTTCCAATTGGGCTCCTCTAACATTAATTCTACTAATTCTTGTTCAGTTTTTATTTTTTCATAGATTCCAACATTAAGCAAATCTATTTTAAAATATCCTCTTTCTTCTGCTTCTTTATAATCGAGACTGCAATATTGATTTATAGGATCTGTTGGCACTGCTTGAAAATATATGCCAGTCTTGTGTTTTTCTGATTCGTTGTCTTTAATAATAGATGCTGGCACATGTTTAAAAAGTTTAAGTGCCTGCTCTCTATTTGCAAAATCTATATCAACATCGGGCATTAGTTATACCTTTTTTTATTAGCTGCTGCTCTTATTAATTCTCCATTTTTTTTATCTGCAAACTCTAATATATTCATTGTCAATTTATACCCCTTGGTTTCTTTTGCTGGATTGTTAATCTCTGGTAGAAATACTTCTCCAATCTTGCCATTTTCTTTTATCACAATTACACAATCTCCTGCCTCCAGATCTATGCCTTTCTCAATTTCTATTTTGCTACTCAATCTTGGCCTCCTTGGCTGTTTCGGCAACAAATATAGCATCGGCCGCATTGGTCTTAAATTTGTTTGACCAAAATTCTGGATTTATAAATCTTTGTACCATTTGTAATTGTTCGTCTGTAAAAGATTTTAACATCTTTTTGCCAGCTGTACAACCAAGCACCAACCACGGAGATAATTTGCCAGTTTGTATATGTTGTACTGCTCTAGGAGTATTAACCAATCGAAAATAATCTGCCCATTGCACATTCTGTTCTTCTGCCCAATCCATCATAGTTTGTATACTACGAGTCAATGCTGATTCTACCGGTTCTGTTTTTAATGTGTCTATAAGGTATGTCTCATACAGATCATCCCTAGCCCAATGATCCAATTTGATTCTAGAACGTATTACATATTCAATATATTTTTCTGGATATAGAGCATTAATATGCATGAGATATCTGCCAAATTTTACAAAAGCATTATAATAAGCACTGTCACAAAAATCTTCATAGGTTTTTGGTTTGCTGTTGTTTTGGTGTATTTGATAGAATCTTTGGAACACCATGAAAGCGTTCTGTACCCATTTCTCATTCTTTTGTAGATGCCTACGTTTGGGTTCACACACATGTACTTGTAGTGTCCTCTCTTTAGAAAAACTCTTACCGCAAAATGTGCAGGTATTGAGATTATTTTCCATGATCTTCTAACAATTGTTCTAATTCAGAATCGGTTAATATTTTGTCGAGAGTCTCAAGATCCGACTGTTTCATGTTGGGATATATCTCCATTAATGTTTGTAAAGATTTATTTGCAACTTTTTTCATGGGTTTGATCCAAGGATGAAATTGTTGTTTTAATCCACCACACATAGCAGTTAAAAGCCAGCATAATTTTTTATGCTTACTGCTTAATTCAAATAAATTTTTATTAACAAACTCATTAACCATTTCTACATAATGTTCTTGATAGAATCGTTCTCCGGACACTGCGGAAGCATAACGCATAATCATATATGGACTGTACAAAGACCTTTCATGATCGTCGATTCTATCGTAATAATCTTTATTACGAAAATCCACGGCTTTCATGCCATTCCTTAATTCAAAAAATTTTTTCTTTTCACTCATACTACCACACGGAACCATAATCTAGGAATTCTGATTGCCTAGATATGTCTTTAACAAAATAAGCACAGGGAGGATTGTCTCCATCCTCAAGTGGTACAGCCAGTATTTGTCCTGAACGAGTTTTAGGAAAATACCATTTAATTTCACTATAGATATCTACGATATCCACTTCTGCGAAAGAAGGTTTAGAATCTGATATAGGATTAAAAAGAAAAGCATTGAATCCTCTGTCATTCAAACTGGTCAATGGCAACACGTGCAATTCTCCCTGCTCTGGATCTCCTATAATCATTTTCCAATCCAATGGCATTTTAATTCTGTGTTTGCCTATTTGTAATACTGCAGCCGGTGCATTAAAAGATTCTAAAAATATTAATGGTATATAAAAATAATCTGGATCCTCTGGATTAGAATTATCTAATACTGCAAATCTTAATTTATCATCCACATAATCTGGTATCTTTTCTAAGATATATGTTTTATTTTCTAATGTAAGGATTTTCATAATCTATCTTTTCTATATTATACGGATAATTGGCCTCTTTGTAAAACTTTTTTCTTTGTCCTAAATGTCGTTTTGCAAATTTACAACTGCTTGTGATATCCCATATATTCACGTGATCTTTATCTTCTGCTTTCCTAATACCTCTGCCTATGCTCTGTATCACTCTTACGAAGCTCTTACCTGGCTCTATTAATACCAAATTAAATATCCTAGGTATGTTTATACCCACTGCAGCCACACCATATGTTGCAATTATAACTTTGTGTTGTGCTATTGAAACTTCATCATAGTGTTCTTTTCTATCATCATTTTTGGTAGAACCCGATATAAACACACTGTCAGGTATTTTCTTTTCTAATATTTCGCCTGCGGATATTCTGTCTACCAGGATCATGGTATTGCCAGACGATGAAATATCTTTGATGGTATTTGCAATCCACGACATGCGAGTCTCATCGGTGGTTAACCACTTTAATTCTTCTTGGTAGTTTTTAAATTCCGGATGATCCTGTGTCTGCAGCACATTCACATTGCAATTTGCTAACACACCTTTGTCTTGTAACTCTTTTGCGGCAATCCTATTCGCCACTTCACCTATGCTGCATTTCAATCCAAAAAATTCATAATCTGCTTTGGGCACCGTGCCAGTCAACCCCCAGCGTATGCCACATTTGGCAAAAGGACCGGTCAGCATTCGTTTCAGCACATCTGCCTTGGCCATGTGTACTTCGTCTACAATTACAGTGTTAATATTTTGAATCGCTTCTAGAAATGCTGTGGTTTCTTCGTCACGACTTTTCTTTTCCAGCACATTTAACGATTGCCAAGTTGCTATGGTGTTCTGTCGGCCCAATTCTTTCCTATCTCCATAATAAACTCCC